TATGCCAAAATTCAGCGAATGGCTTTTCGGTAGCCCAGATAAACTACATAAAATAGAAACAGGGACTCCTGAACAGCAGGCTCTTCACAATAGCATTCTTGCGCAAGCGATGGGCCTTCAGGGTGCTGGAGGAGGTTATAATTTAGCTAATCAATATTACAATAATTTTCTGGGGTCTAATCAAGGACAAGCTTACGATCAATTTTCTCAACCTTATCTTCAACAATTCGAAGAACAACTGCTTCCTCAAATAGCTGAAAGATTTGCAGGAGGGGGAGCACTTTCATCTAGCGGTTTCGGTCAAGCTTTGGGAGGTGCTGCTTCAGGATTACAGGCCCAACTCGCCCAACTATTCTCTAATCTTCAGGGTCAAGCGGCACAACAACAATACGGCCAATTCAATCAATTATCTCAGAATGCCTTAAACTATCAACCATTTGCATATCAACAGAGAGCTGGTTCAGGAGGATTCTTAGGGCCACTTCTAGGGGGAATAGGAACTGCTATGGGAGGGCCAATCAGTGCTGCATTAGGACAAGGAATTGGCGGCGGTATAAGTAGTCTATTTAAAGGCGCTCAAGGCGGAGGAATAATGTAATATGGTTCAGGTAATAAGGACAGAAAATCCCCAAGGACGACTTGCAGAACAGTTAGGATTGAGTTTGGGTTCTGGCATAGGAAATGGATTGAATACTTTTTTTGCCAATAGAAGTTTAGAAAGCGTTTTACATGATAAAGCTTTAGAAGGGCAGCCGCTTTCTAAAAAATTAGAAGCCATTCGTTCTGCCTTGAGTCCTTATGGAGAAAAAGGACAAGAAATCTTTAAGCAAAGAATGGAAATTGAGCAGCAAGAAATGAACGAAGCTCAACAAGATGTTCTAGGCCGAGTTATAAATAATCAAAAGATATCTTCTAGAGATTTTGCTCGTCTTACACCTCAAAACCAATTAAAGGTGCTAGAGTTGCAAAAGAAAAGAGATGCTGGAAAAAGTATTTACGATTCTTTAATTAAAGCCGGATATCCAGAAGAAACAGCAAGAATATGGCAAAATCAGATGGAAAACGCTCCTACAGGCGGCCAGTCGGATGTAATTAAGAACGTCAACGATTTAATCAGACGTTCTAAATCAGGAAAAGGGTTAGGTGGCCATCTTGAAACTGAAGAAGAAGTAAAACCCAATATCGATATACCAGGAACAAATTTGGGCGCTTTACATTTAGATTTTCCTGAACTTCCTGAGCCCGTTGGTATGACACCTGCTGATATAGTAAAACAGAACGAATACCGTGAGAAAACAAATATTCCTCTTTATACGGATACCGTTGATCGATTAAATGCTCTTGATGATGAATATCGAGAAGTTAAGCACTTACAAGACTTGAATGAAATTCCTGGGGCTTTACCTAGAGGTGTTGAGAAGTGGAACGTAGATTGGGATACAGGGGACTTGAGAGTAAAAGCTTTGGCTACTCCAGAAGCGCAAGATTATGTAAAAACCATTGCTCGTATGGCTAGGAGGGCAAAAGACTTCTTCCCTGGTCGTGTTACCAATTTTGACTTAGATCAGTTCAAACAGGGTTTTCCAACCTTAGCCAACAGTCCAGAAGGTCGTCGTTTGATTGCTGAACAACTTGCTTTAGGAAATAGAATTGCTTATCTAAAAGACGAGACCTTTAAAGCCGCCATGGATCATTATGGGTCGGGAGCAGATCCTGTACTCATTAAAAAGTATGCTACTGAGAATTATAGAAGATTGAAATCACAATTAGAAGAACAATTAAAACAAGTAAATTCAAAAGCTAGATCAATGGTAGAACAAGAATCAAATAAAATTAATAGACCTTCTTTAGATGAGATTTTTAAATGATCTATCAAGAAAAGTATCAAAAGGCCAAAGAATCTGGATATTCTGATCAAGAAATCATGGAATATCTATCCACGCAGGATAGTTCTTTCGAAGATAAAATGATGAAAGCGCAGGAAGCTGGTTATACCCCTCAAGAAGTATTAAATTATTTTAATTCAGCTCCTAAAGAAGAGAAATTTGGAGCTGCTGATTATGCCGCTGATTTCGGTAAGCAAGGTCTTCAAGGAATTGGAATTGGGGCTCTTGGTACTTATGGTGATATCCTTGATGTATTAGGATTGCAGGCTTCAGAAACTTTACCTGGAGAAAAAGCTCAAAATAGATTTCAGCATCAAATTTTAACAAAAATGCAAGAGCCTGGTCATGTACCTTCTTTTAGCGAGATTTATGCATTTTCCGATGACGATGATATTTTGCCCAGATATTCTAGGCTACCTAATTCACAAGATGTAGAAAACGTAGGTAAGGAGCTTGGGCTTATTTCAGAGCCAAAGACTGCTGCCGGTCGTTATGGACGTAGGATGGGTAAGCTTGGTGGAGGTGGTCTAGCATTAGGTGGAGGGGGAATTCTATCTCCAATAGTAGCAGGAGCGGCGGGACAAACTCTAGAACAAATGGGAGCTCCACCTTGGGCCCAAGCAGCCGCAGAAATTATCGCTACATTAAAATTAGCTCCTAAGTCTAATGTGCCTATTACTTCAAAAAGTAAAGAGGTTGAAAAAGTTTTGGCAGATTTACGAAAAGCCGGTTATTCAGAAAAAGATCTTACATTAGCAAAAAGCGCCTTAGAAGAAAGAAAACTTCTCAAAAAGTATGCATCCTTAACTCCAGAAGCTGAAAATTCCATACAACAAGGCGTAAAGAACAGTGAATCTTTACTTAAAGAACAAATAAAAAAGGGACTTCCTGGATATGCTGAAGGCGGTTTACCATATCTTGAAAAACAAGCTTCTAACGTTTATCAAAAGATGGAGGAATTGGCCTCCGTCATTCCCATAAAAAATAAAGAACCAGTCAAGAAAGCAATCGAAAACGCTATTTCCTATCTAGAGAAATACCCGCTTTTAGATGAACAGAAGAAATTTATAGAATTTATGAAAGACGGTCTTACCAAACTTGACAAGGCAAATAGTGCTGAATTCTTCACTGGATTTTATCGTAATCTTGGTAAAGCTGGAAACTGGGGTGATCCTAAACAGAAAGAGCACTTATTAGGTTTAGTAAAACAGGGGATTAAAGATACATTCTCCGAATCCGGTCCCCAGGCTGCAAAATTCGGAAAGTATTTCGAAGAAACCAATGAAGCATGGAAGAAATGGCTCAACGCTCGAGATCTGATGCAGACTATTGAAAAGGCACAAACTGTTGAAGGTACTAACTTCAAAAAGCTCGCTTCGATTCTTAATGATTCTCAGAATCATGAGCTAGCAAAAAAAGTATTAGGCCCAGAACCTTTGTCTAATATTAAATCCATTACTAAAGGCGCAGAAGCCATTCAATCTCTTATCAAGCAAATCCCTAAGAATAATGACACGGTTCAATCTATAAAAATTCTAGAAGGTCTTAGAGCTTTGATTACAGGTGACTATAAAACATTAGGTGCCATAATCACCTTTGATGCAGCTAAGAGACTTTCTACGAAATTATTGATAGACCCAAATGCTCAAAACATTATGAAAAAAATAATAACGGCATCCAAAAATAATTCTACTCAACAAGCAATGATTTTGGCTCAGGAATTAATCAAAACACATTCCTCTCAAGCCAAAGAAAAAGAAGAGCAGCACCAATAATTTGTAAGATAATCATTTTTTCTCCACTAATCTTTTTTAGTAATTATCTGTAAATATCTTTCTTCTAAAGTACATAATCTTCCATGAAAATCTTTCATTTCATTTTCAATGGCTTTCATATCTCCTCTTAACCAACCTATAAGAGCAATATTCGTTCCAATAATGGCAAACGTAGAACCCACAATAGAAATTATTAAAGCTATATCCATTTTCAAATCTTCCTTATTTATTTAATTTTTGAAATCATATCCATCATCAAATCATATAATTTATCGGTTCTTTGTGATTGTAAGTCTATTCTAGTGATTTGAGCTTGCATATCTCTGTGTAATGAGTCAAATTTTGATCCTAAATCTTTTTTTATATTCCACATAAATCCGATAATCGTTAAGAAGAATTGGATACAGAACAATATGAACAGGAAATAGATGAAGCTGGATATAATGAAGAGGGAAGAGATCCTATATGTGGATATTAATCTATGAAAATATGTAGAGTCTGTAAAGAGAAAAAATCTATCTCTTGTTTTGTTCGGAATAAGATAATATGGAGATACTAAAAAATGCAATCATCTATTTGGAAAGAGAAGTCACAGGGTACTAAATTAAAATTAGAAACTATTATTGCAAATACAAAGAATTTAGCTGAAGACCTTGATGATAATACTCTTATCTCTATAGGTAATGATGTTGTTAAAGGTTATGAAACTGACAAAGCCTCAAGGGAACCTTGGGAAAAAGATTTAAAGACTTGGACAGAGTTAGCATTACAAATCTCAGGGAATAAAACATATCCTTGGCCTAATGCTGCAAATATTAAATATCCTTTGTTAGCTACTGCTGCTATGCAGTTTGCTGCTAGGGCATACCCTACTCTTGTTCCTAGTGATGGTAAGATTGTAAAGCTGTATCGTGACTGGGAA